TTATTCGAATAATTCGCCCTGTTTTAAGGTATTTTCAGGGCGTTTTTTTCGGCTTAAAAGGATTGAATCAACTTGTTTTTCAAGCTCTTTAGAGCGTTTTAATGCCTCGTTTGAACGGTATTTAAAGTACTCTTTTTGAGCTTCTCGCATGGCGAAAACTATATCTGCAAACTCTCCTGTGGTCATTTTTTTACCTCCAATTTTTTAAGCTTATCGAAGATTTCAAGATATTTTTCGGCTGTAATGAACTGTCCTGAAAATAAGAACTCTGTAATTGTAATGACCTGTAAACATCTATATTCAAGTTCTTTTATTGCATCGTGACGTTCCGAAAAATCATCTTTGAAAGAATCGTAGAATACCTCACATTCTTTTACCCATACATCTAAGGTGTCTATCAATTTTTTTCGTTCTTTAGATGTCATCTTACCTTACTTCTTTGCTATAAGTTGCACAGCTTCATAAAACCCTTTTGCATAACAAGCCTGTAAAGCAGCTACTGCATTTATAGACACATTATCATTGCGGTTAATCCACTCTTCAAGAAAATCTACTGTATACAGAGGATGAGAGAGTTTTCTCACAATATCTTTTTCTGCTTCGGTTAATTTTCTTTTTTCTATTTGCATAAAAACTCCAAAAAAAAAGGCCGCGAACTCCCCACAAGTCCGCAGCCTAAATAGGTTGCCAAAGCAGCCTCGCTGAGTGGGGAATCCGGCGACGCTGTTCTGTATTATGAAATCAGTGTATTTTAGAATGATTTTTTGTGATGAAAATTAGGCAGAAAATCAGAGGTCATTCAGAGAATAAAGAATCTTTTGTCCTGCGTTTTTGGCGCGGTTATGTTCGATTCTTGCGCCGTCGCGCTGTTTCCAATCTGGAAGAAATAGCACTGCCTCACATCTGCGCTGCATTGCTTCTGAAACAATCATATAATCTATCCAGGAAAACGCTTTGTATTCTACAAGCCATGCAGGATTCATAACGGAGTGTCCTTTTTTCTTCAGGGCACGTTCTGCTTTTTTAAATTTCTTTTTGTAGTTTTTGTCGCCGGATATTTTTCCAGCTATATAGATTTTCAATTCTCTCGTCCTGTAAAAGCGGTTAAGGCTGTACCAGAGCCTTAACCTAGTTTTTATAAGCCCATCAGGAGGAACGCTTATGCTTTTAGAATATAAGAGAAAAAAAGAAAACGATTGAATCAAGGCAAAAAAAAGCCCCGAAACTTCGGGGCTTTGGTTATGCAGATTTTGTTGTTTGTTTATTTAAATTTTCTAGCGGACCATTTTTTACAATGCATTCATAATAAAATGCAAGTTTTTTTTCTAATGGGATAGGTTTAATCAAACCTTCTTTTTTTATTTTTTCAATATCGTTTTTACAGTCATCAATACACGATTTTATCCAATGCTTATCAAATCCTTTTTCAAGGGCTATCTTGGAGAATTCTTCTTCTGTCATAGAAATTATTTTTTCCATGTTTTATATACCTCCATAATTCTATCACCTATTTGCTTTGCAATTGGTCTTGGCGATGGATTGTTACAATATTCACTCCAGCCCTCGGCAATAAATTCTGCAATTTTTTCCTTTGAAGAATTATCCCACGAATACCTGGAAAGACCATTCGTTATTTCATTTTCGGTAAGTCCATTCCATAGTTTTAGTATAACCGAATCTTTTCGTAAGTCAAGCATTGCATCTAATTGATGAGCAATTTCATGGTCAAAAACACCTTTTATTGTTGCAGTTCCTTCAGGATGAAATTTTGAAGCAACATCAAGCTTTAGATGTTCTATGAATTCGTCATAATCTTTCACAACGTCCTTGTTTATTGTAATACCCATAAATTCATTCCAGGGCTCATTTTTTGTAGAAAGGCTTAAAGCTACAGTATTCTTTTCTATTTGAATATTTTTACTAAACTTTCTCCACATAGAATTAAGTTCTTTATCTACATAAGGCTCAAGAATTGTATCTGAAATATTAGGATATAGTTTTCTAAAATCATCAAAAATATCTTCACGATATAATTCAAAAAACCTTTCTTTTATTGCAGCATTTCTTGCATGACATTCGCCAACGAATCCAAACCGCTCTCTTAATTCTGGAACCTTTTGAAAGTTTTCATACAAGCCCTTATTCCATTCATTTGCGACATTCAGAGAAACTCCTTTATAGTCTGCATGTGGTATACCAAGAACTTTTTCTGCATATTCATTAGCTTCCTTGATGTTTTTTGCTTCTACAAATTCATTTGCCAATGATGGAATAAGATTTTCAATTTCCTGTAATTCAGATTTGAAAATGATCTCCTCTCCTTCTTTTATTTTTTCCATGATTCCAAACTTTTCAGCAAGTCGTTTCATGTTGTCTGTCATTTCCCACCATGAACCACGGTCAAGTGGATTACCTCCGAAGCCTTCCTGTACTTTAAACTTTGACAAACTCTTCATCGTTGGATTTTCAACCATGTTTCCGAGTTTTCCGACTTGCGAAGGCCAGATGGCGCGGATAGAGGTTCTGCACTGGAAGTGATATGGTGGGAATCCATATTTTTTCCAGAATGGATGATCTACTGAAATTATCATTCCGTAGCCGCTTGCAGTGAGGAGATGGCGGCAGATTCTACTTGTTCTTCCGTCTTCTATGACCATCAGCTGATAAGCTGCGACATTTGAGTTTTCGTATTGCTGGAGCTTTCCGGCAATATATGCGCTTTGTGTATTAGTGCGGAAAACGTTCTCCCAGTAACCGGGCTTTATGTCGAGAGCATTTACATTTACTTTCTTTTTGAGTTCTTCCCAGGTGTCGGAGTAAGTACCGCCACCTTTTTCAAAGGACTTCAAAAGAATCTGTTTTGCTTTATCTACTACCTCAGCACTTCCAAGCTGGGCCACCGTAAAAGCTCTGAATCTCAGCTTCGGTTCAAGCTCAAGCCACTCTGACTTGCTCATAGGCACTTTAGACTTCAAGAAATGCATAGCCTCGTTAAACGGAACTGCAGGAATCTCCGTTTCATCAGCTGCGTTTATTTTGCGGTCTGGGTTTTCTTCTTCGGCGTGGATAAGGCCGAGCATATAAGAAGAGCCTATGAGCTTTTCTATTGCGGCAACCATTTCGACACTTGCGGGGCTGTAGAAAGGCTTTTCAAGAGCTTCTTTATCGGCGGTTTTAACTGAGTTTAAATAGTCTGTGAGGATGTCTTTAAGGTGCGGTTTTATAGCTGTTGCCGCAAGCTCGCAAAGGCTGTCGAGCTCGCGGATATTTGCTAGTTCGCGTTTGAAGGAATCAGAGTCTGCTAGGAAAATCGAAAGTTTTTTTTTATATCTTTTGGCTTGCCGGAATCGCTGAGCATTACTTCTGAACCGCTAGGCATTACAAAAGAGTCATCTTCATCTTTTGGCTCTGGTACTCCGTAGTAAGAATACAAGGCAGATTTTGAAACAGGAAACTTTCGGTCGATTGCTTTCATAACATCGTCGAAGCTGGCGCGGCGGTCTACGTCAAACATAATCTGAGGAGTTGCCACATCGCTTCCAAAGTTCAGCTCAACAGTCCAGTCGATAATCTTCTGCAGAACGCTTTGAAGCTCAAGGGCAACGCTCTTACAGTCTTCAAAAAGTAAATCTGCTTGAACTTCTCCCAGGGCAAGAGAGCCGCCGTTTGTGGTAGAAGTTGCAATTGCCTGTCCTGTAAGACCGTAGGAAATCTGAATATCGCAGGCTTCTACAAGTTCCTTAAAGTGCGAGAGGTCGCCTGTCATTCCAATGTCTTTAATTTCTTTTACGTTTCCAACGCTTGCAGCTGAGCCGGAAGTAATACCCATAAGCATTTCTGCAATAAGATTTGCGCGTTCACGAACCTTGTTATCGTCTCCGTCGCACTCAAACAGAGCGAGCAGAGACTTAACAGAAAACTTCTCTGTTGCCTGCAGCCAGAAATCATAGCCGGCTTCCTTAAAGCACCACGCCCAGTAAACACAACGCAAAACAGATGTGCCGTAAGGATTTTCATCATCAGGATCATGCTGATAAATAAGCCACTTGTAATCCTGGTCAAGTTTTTTGTTTGTATTGTTCAGGAATAAATCCCAGCTTCTGTTGAAGTGGAAACGCTCCGGTTTTCTTGTGATGAAGTTATCCGGCTTATATGTAGAACCGTCAATTTTCCAGATAAGTTCAGAAACAGAAAAACCGTAGTCCAAAGCTGTGAGCATACGCTTCATTTTCTTGTGAGGATTCTTGAAGAGCTGCAAGCCCTTAATAAAATCATAAACCTTTTCGTCTGATTCATCCTGAACGATATGCAGCGGAAAGTTCAAGCTTCCGGCTTTAAGAAGATTTAAGAGAGACTTAATGCGAGGGTCCTTCTTCATCTTGCGGTAGGTTTCGTAGCTTTCAAAAGTGCCGCTTGCGATGTCATCAGGATTCGGCATATAGCTTATGAAGTTCAATACGCTGTCGGTAATAATCTGAGACTGCATTTCTTTCTTTGTAGGTTTTGCCATTTTCTATCTCCTTGCCCTGCCGATGATTCTGTTTGCGGCGGTCTTTAATTGTCTTGAAACTGAACTGATTGCAACGTTTCCTGTAGAGCCTTTTTCTGCTGCCTTGATAGCGAGGTAGAGACCATCACACAAGTCGTCGAAGGCTCCCATAGGGAACTCTGTAAGCTGTGTGATGATGTTTTCACATCCTTTTGTAGGGAAACGGATAAAGCCATTCTGAACTAACATAGAGTAAGAACGGATTCTCATTTCCTTTGGAGTTGAGCCTACACCAATAAGCTGAATCGGGAAGTAAAGCCCTTTTTCAATTCCAAGCTTCTGAATGTATTTGCCGTAAATGCCGGAGAAAACAACGTTCTCCCAGCCGATAGCGGCGAAGTGATAAGCCTTGTAAAGCACTTCCATTTCTTCAAGAGTCTGCTGTTCTGAACAGGCTTGAGAGAAACACGGAAGAACGTAGATGATTCCGGTTTCCTTGTCTCTTGCTACTGGAACTTCTGCAGTTCCATCGTGTGCGCCAGTTGCAGGGTCTACTCCCAGGAAGAACTGAAGCTGACTGCGTGGTGGAAGCTCTGAATATCTGAACGCGTCTATCCATTCCATCTGAATGATTCGCTCTTCATCTGCGAGAGGTTCATTCATGTATTCTGTTGAGAATGCAGCAACGCCGATTGTCTTCTTCTTGTCTTCAAGGCTCTGTATATCCCAGTATTCCGGCCAGAGCGGTGTTCCGTCTTCGCGGATGCAGGAAAGTCTAACCGCTATCCAGTTTACAAGGTCTCCGGCTTCGAGCTCGCGGCAAAGGCGGCTGATTGGATCGTCATTGTGGAAGATTGTATTAACCCAGATTATGAAGGCAGATTTACCGAGGTTGAAAACTACGCGTTTAAGCCAGCGGTGGATTTTGTTTCTTTGGGTCGGACTGTTTATTGCATCGTCTTTGAGTACATCATCTATAACGATAAGATCAGGACGGAACTGTCTGAAGCGTGTACCACGCATGGAAGCGCCGCTACCTTTACTCTGGATGCAGGTTCCGTTTGTAAGCTCAAGGCGGTGGTTGGTCCAGCAGTCGCCCTGAAGCTCGCCGTAATCTTCGAGAATTCTTTCGTTCTCTTCGATTTCTGTTTTGATGTTTCCGAGATTCTCTCCTGCAGCGTCACCGGAAGCACCGATAAGAAGTACATATCGGGCTCTTTTGGTAAGCGCACACCACAGAACATAAGCAAACGACCAGCGGACCGTCTTACCGTGTTCGCGGGGTTCTATGAACATGGCTCCGGAAAGTTTTTCTGTAGGTTTGAGCAGTTTCTGATATTTCTCGCGGACAAACGGCTTGAGTGTGTCCGCTAAATCGTTTGAAAGGCTACGAGTGTTTGCAACTTCATAAAGGATTTTCTGATACTCTGCAGCATCTTCATAAAAATAGTCGGAAAGATAATAACGACAGAAAAAGCCGAAATCATTTTCAGCCTGTTTCATGCGCTGCTGTTTTTCGAGTACGCTTCTGTTTTGTCCTGCAAGTTCCTTTATGAGTTCGCTCATTTATTTAATTTCCGTTTTATCGATTATTGAACAGAGCTTAGAAAGAAGTTCAGGGTCGCTCTGTATTTCTTTTGAAAGTTCATCTTTAAGCTGTTGTTTCGCTTTGTCTAAAGCCTTAACAGCTTTCATTCGTGCCTGGCTGAGTTTGAGCTGAGTTTCTGCTATGCGGCTTGCAGAGCTTACAAGCTTCTCCGGGTCGTCAAACTCGAGGCTGTCTACAGTACGCAAATCCTTTGCAATCAGGGTTGAAAGATGCATTGTCATTGCTTCTGCAACTTCCGTTCCTGGATTATCTGCAAACACTTCGGCCATTGCCTTCGCAGCTTCTACAGCTTTCTTTGTATCTGCAATTTCTTCTTCATGACTTTTGATTACACGTCTTATTGATTCGCGCGAAAAAGTAACGTGCAGGCCTTTTTCTTCAAGAATTTTGTTTACCTCTTCGGTAACATAAACGATTGTATTTTTTCCGCCATCCCATTTATCAACAATAAGCTCTACAAGACCGTTTTCGGTTGCCTTTGCCTTCCGTCCCATATTACGCCTCCAGCGGAACAAGAATGCCTGTATCTGGCTCGCAATTACCTTCTACCAGGTCTATTCCTTTTGGTGTAATCTTGTAATATGTGATGAACATATTTGTTTTATAAGGATGAGGCGTTTCTGTCTTCTGGCAGTAGCCCTTGTCAATCAGATATGCTGCAGATTTGTCAATGTCATCTACGTGCTCGTATGCGTGATAGATTCCGATAAGAGAAGTTCTCTCAATTCCATCAGGATACATATCTGCAAGCAGTCTTAAGATTTTTCCTCTCAGTATGTTATTTTTCATTCTTCCGTCCTTCTGTCAGTTTTAGTATTTCAAAAGGCAGCTTGCTTATCTCAGCCCTTACAAGCTGAATCTCACTCCGCCAGCCTTCGGTTTCCCTATAAAGCATTTCTTTTGTCACACCGTCTTTTTCCAGGAACTTAATGTCTTTTTCAGCCTGCTCAAGACGTTTTTCAATAGCCTTGTCATGTGCATCTGAATGTTCCTGTAGTGCTGCGAACTTCTTTTCCGTTGTTTCACGAAGTTCTTTAATCTGATTCGCAGTTGAAGTCTTAAGACTATCCACCGCTTTCTGTGTAAGCTCGTTGGCTTTCTTAACTTCCTTAATTACAAAAAAGGCAATCACTCCCATTACTATGAGAGTTCCACTTATGCCAAGAGTTGTAAGAACCTTATCCATTGTGCTGACAACAGCCATTCCTTCCATCAGTTCCCCCTGATAATCCATCCGCCTAGGAAACCGGCAACTACACCGCCGCACGTCCAAAGGGGAATCGTCCACTTTTCAAGATTTTGTTTTTTGTTTTCGCTCTTCAGCCATTCAATCTGAACTTCAAGACTGGCAAGCTTTGGAGCGTATTCCTGAACTCCGGCTTTGTAGCCTTCGTCGTAGGCGTTTTCAATTGCCTTGTCAGCTTCAGCTTTCAGCTGATCCACAAGAAGAAGCACGTCCTCTCGTGTGTAAAAAGTTTTCTGTGATAGAGTCTGCTCTGGAGTTAAAGTCTGACTTGAGTTCGTCTTTTCTTCTGCCAAGAGCGGCAGCATTAGGAGAGTTACCAGCAAGAACATCAGCAGGTGTTTTTTCAATTTCAGACTCCTTTTTCCGTGCAGCATCATCAGCTTTCACGTTTACAGCAGATTCTTTTTTTCCTGTTCTTTTACCAAACAGAAAAACCGACATCAAAAGGGCAACAGCCCCGGCACATCCGGCGGCAAACGCTGCCGCCTTTTTTATAACTGCCCTAATTGCCATCGTCTTTACCGTCAGCAGGGATAGTCTTTCGGAACCAGCTTTTTATGATGTCAATCCAGATTGAAACATCAATCGGCAGAAAGACACCAAAAATAAAAGCTCCAACTTTTACTGCATCATCAACTGGAACAAGTTCAGTTTTAGCAATTGCGTTTACCACCAGAGCGGCAAAGACAATAACCGATGCAATTATCTTTGAAAGCTGACAAAGGATTTTACCTTTCATCCTTACACCTCCTTGTCGGTCTCTATAAGTTTTCCGGCGATTATATAACCGGCCGGAAGCTCGTAGGCGTGTAACAGGTTGTTTAAGGCCATAAGGTCGCCGGAAGAGAGGATAAAGCATCCGGCACTCCATGCGTAGTTTGAATCTTTACCGAGCTTTGCACTCCATCTGTCGTGAATGAGCCAGCGGCCGTTCTGGAAGCCGCCCTCAGTAGTCTGCATGGCGTTGTGGTCTATTCTCTGACCGTCAAGGTCTGTAGTTTCAATGATTTCGTGAATCTCTCCGTGGAAATTGCGGGGCGCAGCAAAAAGGCGAACCTTAAAAGTTCCAGGAGCGATAGTGTCACCGTAAGCAACAGTATCAGCTGTAGCATTTACACCAAAGCAGTAGTTAGCCACAGTCTGACAGTAACAGCGGAAAAGCTCTCCCTTTTCATCTTTCAAAACAAGCCAGTCGAGCGAGTTGTTCTTCCAGTTGTTTTCAAAAGAATCAGGCGCGGCACCGTTGGCACGAAAGTCATAGGATTTTTTATATCTGATAATCTGAAGATTAAGCATAGCTTAATGTTAGTTTTATTTTTATTTAAATGATGAAATCAGGGCATAAAAAAACAGAACCGTGGATGTCACAGTTCTGTTATCAGTTCAAAAAAAGCATTTACCAGTAGTTACCGTTCGCCCAGTCTTCACACAGAGCCGGTTGTTTCATTCGTTTTTTTCTAGCCATTCTATCAGGTCGGATTTGAGGACATTCCAGTCGCGGCCGTCTTTGAACGCGTGAAGGTCGGGGTCTTGAACAATCCGATACATACTTCTGTCTGACAGTCTCAAGGCGGTTTTCAAATCTTTCAAACTCAAGACCGTCGGTAAAGAGTTCAGCTCTTTCAGCATGGATTCGTTCATACATCTCCCTCAAAGAAGCTTCGTCAATTCTCCAGCAGTCCAGAACTTTAATAGCACCGTCCACCTTAGACATACTGAACAGATAGTAAACATGGGCAGGCTTTACATCAAGAATGAATGCGGTCTCATGTACAGTGAACAGCATGGCTCAGCTCCTCTCCTTTTTTAATCCTTGCGGTCCGGGTTAATACCCTTCTCGCAAGCCATCTTGCGCAGAGCAACAATTACGTCGGTTGCCTGATACTTTCTGAGCCACTCAATACGAATAGAACCAGTAATGCGCTCAAGAAAAGCTTCAAGCGCCCTGTCGCTCTTGTTGTCTGCCACAAGCTGCCATAAGCCCCTGATGTACCTTTCCTGTTTTACAGAAATCCATTTAGGATTCCGGCCTTCCTGTGGGGCTATGTCGGCTTTATAAGATTTTGACTTGTAATCAAAACCCAGCTTTGCAAACGAGGCCATAACGGCATCGTACTGCTTCCAGGTTTTGATTTCCTTTGATGATTCAACGCCACACGCCCCTGTGAGCAGGGCGCGGTAGCGTTCATCATCAAGATTCAGCTTAGTTTTTGCTACATGAATCATTCTGATCCATTGTTTCTGCGCTGTGTTCATCATGCAGCATTCCTTCTGATTCTGTACAGCGAGTCGTTTCTGTCTATGCATTCTACGACATCGCCCCTGCATCTTCTCATGCAGTGGAGCACACTCGCCACATAAGCGTGGCGGGCTTCCGGGTATACCCTAACAACTTTCTTTTTCAGCTCGTTGCCAAAGAAGCAGGTGCCGTCCGGCATACCGTCAATCACACAGCGGATTGCTGCGCTCATAGAATCAATTTCCATACAGCCTCCTAGTATGGAGCGGAGAATCAGGACATCCAGAACTGACTCTCCGCATTTCCTAACTTGCAGTTTTCTCCAGCAAGTCTTTGTTGACATCTTCAGTAGCAGCCTCACAGAAGAAATCATCTGTGATTTTTCTGGTTGCTCCTACAGACTTAAGGAATCCATCATCCATAAGGGCTAATGCTTCCTTATTTGGTTCTTCTTTTATTCGGATACAGCCTTGGATTTTTGTAATAAGAACTGTGAGCAAATTCTTTCTTTCTTCAGATTTTTCTGCTTCAAGTTCGCGCACGTGGCTCTCAAGAAGTTTTTTAAGCAGTTCTAAAGTCGTTTTCTTTACGCTGATTTTCGAACTCTTTCTGTAACCAAATTTTCCAAAGTTCAGTTCTACAGACTTGTTTTCCTTAAAGAGATCTCCCTTGTTGTATTCTGCATAAGCCTGAATCTTTGCAACCTTTTCGGTTATCAACTTTCTTTTTTCTTCGCCGTCTTTTACAGCCTTTTCTTTCAGCTTTGCAATTTCTGCATTAAGTTTTGCATCAATAGCATCAAGCTCTTTTTCTGCCAGTCCGATTTCTTTGAGAGCGAGATCTACATCGTCCAAAGAATTAAGTTTGCCTGTATCAGGCTTGTAACGTGTACCCATTTTCAGTACCTCCCTTTTATTTATGCGGCACCCGGGCCGTCATTTCCGATAGTTGCTTCAAACAAAGCGTCTTTTGCTTCCTTTGCAGCACTTTTAATATCAACCAGGCTTGCTCGGGCATTACCAAGAATGCCGCTGAATGCAAGCTTTATGATTTCATCAATCTTGTCGCTTACTACGCCAAACTGTTCTTCAGTCAAAATCATTTTTTCAGTCTCCCTGTGTCAGCATCTGATAAAGAACCTCACTGCATCGCATGAACATCTTTGCAGGAGAATCATCCTTAACGTTTATGTAGCGGCAGAAAACGTTTCTTACAAAAAATCCTACGGTAAGAATTTTTCCGCCGTCATCTTTCATCGGTGTGCCGTTAGGCAGAATGTTTACAAGAACCTCAATGCCGTTGTCCTTGAAAGCGTCCATTACCAGGTCATTCAAAGCACAAACTACAAGCTCTTTTCTTGTATCATCCACAGTCTGCAAACTCTGATACTTTTTCATTCATTGCCTCCCTGCTCAATAAGAGCGTAGTAGCGTTCCAGCGCGCACTGTGTCTGAACCAAAAGCTCGTTGTATGCAGCTTTCATTGTGTCATTGTGCGGCTGGTCAACAGTAAGCCCACCGATAGGAATCGGAATCTTGTCTTTCTTGCTGAGCAGAAAGAAGTTTCCGTTTTTTGTATCTGCATGAAGTCTGTAACTGGAAAGCTCAATTCCGCTCATTGTCGGAAGTCCGAAGTCATAATCTCCGGTGTACTCCAGCTGACCTTCCGGCAGATTGTAATGAACCGGGCTTGTTTCCCCTTCGTCCGATTCCTTTTTTTCACCGATGCGCATGGCAATTTCTCTCATGGTAAGACCAGTAAGACCGTCAGGATTATTTGCAAACTCCTTGTAAATCTTAAAAGCCGTGCTTACCATTCGTGCAGGAATTCCTGTTTTGGCTTCGTACTTTGCAGCTGTCATAGAACAGGTTGCTTTCTTGGAAGCTCGCTCAAGAATCTCTCCAAGGTTGAAGTAGTTCTGAGCGGCAGACACCATAAGAGCTTCAACTTTCTTTGCAGTGTGGCGAATGTCTTCAACAATCTCGTTGATAGTCTCGCGCTCTTCAGATGTAATAATCAGATTATTGTCATCGTCATATACAGGCGCATTCTTTGCAGGTCTTCCGCGTTTTGGAATGTTCTCAGAAACAACGATTTCCTTTGAAATAGGACTAACAAGCTTTGCCATTATCGTCTCCTCAAAACAAGTGTGCTTGCAAGCTCAGCAGCTTCAACAGTCGGAACATCAAGATTGTTCTGTGTCATAGTGTTCTGGAGTCGCTCCAGAATCTTTGTGAACTGTCGCACGTCGCTCTTTGCAGTTCCGTAAACAGTGCTGATTACATCTGCAGGGCAGTCTTCCCAAACGCTCTTTGCAATAAGAGAAGCGTCTGGCTTGGTAAGACCTTCGAGCTGTAAAAAGATTCCGATACGGCTTTCAAGCTGGCGGTGGTCATTACGCAGATTCTGGATCATACCCTTAAGGCGCGGTAAACCGATAAGCACAAGACCGCTTTCTCCCAGGTCGTAAACCAGACGGCGGACAAACTCCAAGGCATCAGCTTTGAGGTAGTCTGCTTCGTCAAGAATTACCAGAGAGTCACGTTCTGCCAAAGCTTCTGCAGTCTGCTGAACAAGGGCATTGAAAGGCACTCTGTTAGTTTCAATTCCAAGCTGACGCGCAATCTCTTTTGTGAGCATAGAGCGGTTCATTCCGGCAACTACCGCAATGTAAATAACCGTGTTTTCGTTCTGGTCGGCGTAGTATTTAGCCGAAGTGGTTTTTGAGCTTCCGGCATCTGCTACGATAAGAGCGATGTCGTGCTCCGTGTGTGCAAGCTCAATGGCGTTGAAAACCTGCTTAAGAGCCGTTGTTTCAACGATTGGAATACGCTTGCGAGAATGCGCCTGCTCCTGTCGGGCAATCCAGCGCACAATGTTGTCTTCAAGCTTGGTAAGGTCGCCAGAATAGTTACCTGTAGTGTAAGCACTCAAAATTGCGCTTGAGTAACCCATGTCGCGGCTGGCCTTAGCCTTGCTGATTCCGAACTTTTCAAGAGTGTCATTAAGTCTCTTGACGATTTCACTGTTCATTTTTAGCCTCCTGAACACCAATATTTATTCCCTTCATAAAAGGGGTTTTAAGCGTTGATTTTTTAGTGGCGAGCTTGTAGTCTTTTGCGCTCTCCACATCAGAACTGTTACCAAGGAAGTTCTCCACACCTTCAAGCTGATTTCCTGTGTAGGCGCGGCGGGCAACATCCAGCATAGTCTCGCATTCCGGGGCAATGGTCATTTCGCCCGAACCAAGAACAGCAATCTGAGTGAGCTTGTTTCTTGCTCCGGTGAGACGTCCAATGTCTTCATCAAGCTTGCCTGTTTCCTTAAAGTAGTCTGCCTTTGCAGTACAGATAAAATCTCCGTCCAGCGTAAAGCAAGTAACTTCGCGGTCATCAAGAAGATTGATGTAAACACGAACCTTGCGGCCAAAGAACTCAAACAATTCGGTGTTGTAAAAATTAGTCTTACCGATTGTCACGCCCTGTCTGTTCACCTGTCGCACTTCGCCCTTAACCAGAGCCTTCTGCAGCATTTCCTTAGAAGCGTGGCGGATTTCTTCTTCCGGCGGTAAGCACTCTGCAAACACACGGGAGCGGGTCTTTCCGTCCATGTAATCAGAGCTGCAAGGAATCTGATCATTGATGTATTCAATCATCGCTTCGGCATTCTGAACAAAGTCTTCCCAGGTTGGAATGTCGTGTCTCTGTTCCTTGCCGTTGATTCCTCTCCACATCAGCTGAGCTTCTTCCGGTCTGCTTCGTGAATCAGATCCAACGTAGCTTCCCATTTCCTTTGCAAGATATTCGCCGATGATTCGGAAGTATCTCTCCTGGCGAGCCTTAGACTTACCGTTGTAAGTTCTTGTAAAGCGCACGTCAGAGCCCACAAGAGCAAACAAGCCCTTGAACTCAACTTCCTTTTCTTCGTCTATGCCTTCCGGATTCATAACCGTTACAGTCTCAGTTTTTCCGTTGAGCCACTTAGCGTGGTAGTCCTTACCGTTATCAAAAAGCAGACAGACAGGAATTCCGTATCTCATACAGCACATGTAATAAGCCACAACGATTGAAAGGCTCGAAGGCTTAACACAAGGACACCAACCCAAAACCTTACCGCTTCGCAAATCCTGGAAAGTAGTAATCCATGGGCGAATAAGCTCACCACGGTAAAGCACAACACAGTCAAGACAGTGGTGGTCCGAAACCACAACATCAAGGCTTCTGTAGCGTGTGATGTCCTGCTCCATGTGAGGCAGAAAGGCATTTTCAAAGCGACCTTCGCCGCCCCGGAAATATCCTGCAGTAGCCTTTGGCAGACTGTTCAGATAACGCAAAGCTGTCTGATAACTGCACTTTGAATATGGAATGTTAGCCTTCATAAGGCGGAAAGCGTGCATTGCACTAGGCTGAGTGTCTTTAAGCCAGAAGCGTCGCAAAAGCTCACGCTCTTCATCCAGAAGACTCTCGCCGGCACCGCCACGGCTCATGCCATATTTTGGAACAATTCCGCTTGCTCCGTTTTCCTTAAAAGCTTTTATCCAGCGGTAGAAAGTAGCCTGGCTAACTTCGCCGAGTTTTTCTTTTAGAACCGGAAAAGCATTACAGCCGTTGTACACATCAATAAAGGCCGCAACGTTCATTCCGCTGTTGTTGTACTCGCGGATTAAAGCCGCTCTCCAAGTAGCTTCTCCCTGAGCCTTTTCTCCGGCGTTAAGGAAAGCATCACCCGAATAAAGCCTTGCATCCTTTTTTTCTTCGTTCTGTACAGGAACCGGCTTACCAGAGCGGTAGAGTGCCACGGCAAAGCGCACGTCTGCTGGAAGTCTGTTCTCCACAAATAACATGGAGTTTCCCTTGTACACAAAAGCCCAGCCGTCTTTACGGGCTTTTTCGATTACACCCTTGCGCGAAAGCCCTAAGACTTCGGCAAGCTCCTTAGTCTTAACGGTTTCCATCAGGCAGCTCCCTCAAGTGCACGGCGACGCATTTCCATGCGCTCTTCTTTTTTCTTTTCGAGCATTGCCTTTTCTGCAGCTTCTGCCTGTCGCATTCTTGCTATTTCTTCTGCAGTGCGCAGTGGAAACAGTTGAGTGCGTGAAAACCCTAAGAACTGAGCAATGCGTGTTTCTGCTGATTCAGACAATCTCTTTCCAGAAATGACTTCACCAACGTATTGCTTTGAAACACCCAGGTGCATTGCAAGTTCTGTGATTGTCATTCCATAACCATCAAGAACTCTGCGACATCTTTCCTGCCTGTCCTTATCTACAGGGAAAGGACGGCAGCCACGGATTTCGTTCATAATGTTCATCTTTGTTTTCCCCCTTGACGGAATTGTCCGCCGCGTGTACATTTAACTTGAACACCACTTCCATATTTGGAAGAATTCCACCCGCTAGTTGGTTTAGCCTCCGGCTGCGGGTGTTTTTATTTAACCTTCGTTCTTAAGCTGCAAGAACTTTGGAATCTCCATTACCACAGCAATTGAGCCGTGTGAACAAAGACCAAGCGCAATGTAACGAGCATCGTCTTTTGTCATAAGACAAGCTTCTTTTCCTGCATCCCAGTGAGCCACACTTGGATGAACCGTGTAATCAGTTACAAAAGAAATACCACCACCGTCATTAAGAACACCAACTCCCCAGTCGAGGTCTTTCTCATTAATGCTGATTCTTCCCATCTTTTAGCCTCCTAGTTTTCTCTTAACCGGCATTTTGTTTATGCCGATAAAAGATATGTGTTTACAAGTAAACCAAACTTTTCAAACTGTGTGTTTTTTGGTTTACTTGACAACCATTTACAAGATAATAATATCACATTTTGAAAGTTTGTCAATTCAATTTGTGAGAAAAAGCGATAAAAATTCTCACATTTTGAAATTTTGTCAAGAGGATAGAAAATATGAATGCAGATGAACAAATTAGAGCTATCAGAAAATCAAAGGGTATGACACAGCAGGAGTTTGCAGCATTTATGGAAGTGTCATCAAGTTCTATAGCAAATATTGAAAATGGAACTCGCGAAATCTCAAAAGCGATGATGAAATCAATAGTCGAAAAATGTGGAATCAACGCCCACTGGCTTCTGACAGGCGAAGGGGAAATGTTCACAAAGACTGAATCAGAAAAGGCTCCCTGCGTAAAGGATGTAATGGTGCCGGTTCTGAGCCAGAAGGCTTCGTGCGGCCCTGGCGTAGAATGGAACAGTGAGCAGAACATCACCGAATACATCAGCCTTGCCTCGCTGTCTCCGGCTCTCTCGGGCAAGGTGTACGGCTTCCGCGTGGCAGGAACTTCAATGCTGGGAGCAGGCATAAAAGACGGCGACATCGTAATCTTTGACGCAAGCCCAGACCAGGACCTCACCGACGGCATCTACGTTTTCAGCCTTGACGGCGACGCCTACTGCAAGCGCCTTGAGTTCGACCGCCTCGCCAACCGCATCAAAATCTACAGCGTGCGCGTTGCCGACCTTGAGAAAGCCGAACTCCTGCGCATCCTAGACAGCACCGACGAAGGTTTCACCGAACGCTTCCAGCTCTTCGGCAAAGTGTTCAGCTGGGTACATCTGGCAAAATAGCAGCGCATAAAAAAAAGCCCCGGAAGGATTCACTTCCGGGGCGTGTGTTTTCAGTCAGTTTTTAGAATGACCATCCGCTGTCTTCGGTCAGCGTTATGTTTATGTCTTTCTTTTTGTATTCCATGGTCCATGTAACATCTTTCAAGTTTCCGTTTGAATCCTTTACTTCAAACCGTACCTGATAAGTTCCTGAGACCTGGCAGTTAGCGTCTATCTCTTTTGTTGCACCTTTTGCAAGGTCAAAGATTCCGCTCTTGTTAATGCCCTCATAACGGATTGTCACATTGTCGTCTGTGTTGTTGATGAAAACAAGATCGTCTATATCTTCACCGTCAACGGTCACGCTTGTGTGGTATTCCTTAGCCGACATGCAGACTGTGAGCATGAACAGCGACAGAAAAACTGCAAAGATTTTTTTCATAAAAACTATACCTCCAGAGCCCATTATATCACCACAATTCAAAAAACGCCATTTTTCAAAAAACACGTTAAAACAGCCTATTTTGCCCTCGGTTGGCAAATTACCCATTTTTCACCAAAAGACGCGTTAAAACCGTTTAATTTTCGTTTAATTAAAGGTGTTTTTGGCGTAGCTACATAATAGAATGTCGTTTTATCTGACAGACGACTTTTTTGGTGTTTTTTCAGACTTTCCGCACCTTGCCCTAATTTCAGCGAACCGGCTTTGACAGTGCCATACTGTCGTTATGAAAATCAGAAAACGCGAATTAGCAAAAGCCGGAATCTTCGGCTCAATCGACAATCCGGTTGTCGTAAAGGAATCTGAACTTGAAGAGATTGCAGAAACTTTCCCGGAAATCAAGAAAGCTCCTGTAAAGCTCGGCGGTCACTGGACAGAAAACCGTCCGCGCCTTGCTAACGTAATCTCTGTCACCTATGACAAAAAGACAAAGACTCTTCTTGGCGAAGTTGAAGAACAGGATGAACTTTCCGCTGCAGTAGATGCCGGATATTATCCAGACGTTTCAATCGGAGCAAAGCAGCGTGCTTCCGACGGAAAGATGTATCTTCATCATCTTGCTTACCTCGGCGACGAACCGCCACAGATTAAAGATCTGGAATCTCAGATTGCAGAAAATCTTTCAGAAGCAGAAAAGAACATTGCCGCTTCAGACGCTACCAGCGACAAGGACGTGCGCTCATATCCTTCTACAGCTGAAAAGCAGCTCTATCTTTCAGACACAGAAAACCAAAAAGAAAATAATAATGGAGGTCTGTCTATGACAGAAGAAGAAATCAAGGCTATGCAGGCTGAAAACGAACGCCTCAAAGCCGAGAACGAAAGCAAAGAAAAAATGCTTTCCGACAGTATGGCAGCAGCCCGCGAGCGCGACAAAGAAGCACTCCGCAAGGCAGCTGAAGGCAAGGTAACTCAGCCACAGATGGATAGCCTTATGGCTCTCTGCGACAGTTTCCAGGACGGAAAGACAATTGAGCTTTCCGACAGCGATGGAAATAAAAAGACTGAGAATCCTATCTCTGTTCTTACCGGAATCTTCGAATCATTGAAGCCGAAGGTTGAACCAGGAACTTTGAATCTTTCTGATTCAGAGCCAAAAGAAGTTGAACCTCTCAACTTCAATGTAATTTAAGCAAGGAGGCCAATCCATGAATGGCGTAATTAATGAAATTGAACCAACTGGTCAGGAAGCCGCTGACAGAAGACATCCACCAGTAATCAACCGTGTACAGTTCCCTTCAGCTGGACACGATGAAATCAAAGTCGGAGAAATGCTTTTTGAAGGAAGCAGAGAGAACGCAAGCCATCAGGCAACTTATGGTGCTACCAAAGCTGCTGAAGCTACAAAGAAAACTCTCACTGGAACAGGCGACGGCACAGCCACAACTTTCAGCTTTGACTTTGGCGAAGTTGTTCCTGGTTCTGTAAAAATCGTTACAAACGATTCAACAGCAAAAGAAGTTACTGATAACGGTGACGGAACTCTCGGCGGAGAGACTGAAAGCGGAACTGGTACTGTTGACTATGCAACAGGCCATGTAAGTGTAACATTCTCTGCCGCACCTGCAAATACAAAGACTGTTACTGCAACAGCCATTCCAGGCGCAGGCTTTGTTGGAATCGCAAACGATGCACTTGATGCATCTGAAGATGACGGTGTAAACGTTGTTCTTCACGGAACAATCTGCGAAGGAATTGCCAAGTACAACGGCTCAGCTGCTTCAGAAGAACAGCTCAAGTTCCTTTCTCGTCATGGTATTTGGTAATAGGAGGACAAAATGCCTAAACAGTTTGCAAAATTCTTGAACCCTCGTGTTCTCGTTGGTGAGCTTAATAAAATGGCTCCACTTCATACACCAATTCTTGACCTGGTGTATGCGGATCAGGTAAATCATCCGTTCTCAACAATCGGATATGAAGACCTTGTAACCTCAATCAAGAACATTCCGCTTGTAAGCCGTGGAGCTTCAAGTTACGCAATGCCGCTTGATGGCAACAAGCTCCGCTTCATTGAACCTCAGAACCTTACTCCTTCTCATTTCATTGGTGCAAACAAGCTCAATGATATGAAGAGCTTCAACGAAGGTCAGCAGAAGACATACATCCTGAACAAGGTTGACCAGCTTCGCCGTACCGTTCGCGCTTCAAAAGAAGCTCTTGCCATTCAGTCTTTGACAGGAAAGATTGAGTATGGTGTTCGCAATGCCGACGGTGCAATGGAAAAATACACTGTAGACTTCGGAAGTGTTAAGTCTACAACAATCTCAAAAAAGTGGGATGCATCTGGAGCAAAGGCTTCTGACGTAATCAAAGATGTAGGCGCAATGGTTGCCGACATCAAGAAAACCTCAAGTGCAACAAAGTTCATCGGTTTTATCGATTTCACAACTTATGCTGCAATTGTTGACCTTTGCAACAACGCTTCTACAAAACTTCCAATCGAAGTTACAGAAGACAGCATCGTAATTGGAGCTGTAAAACTTTATGTTACAGCTGCTACATACTTCGACTATGTAACAAAAACCAACAAGCCTTTGATTGCTGAAAAGAAGGTTATGGTAATCGGTGTAGATGACGGTTTCCGTTTCTACAACTGTGCGCTCGACTCTCTCGAAGCAGACTTTGCCGGAATCCCATTCGGAGTTCGCGAAGTTCTCAAAGACGATCCTGAAGGTGAAGAAATTATTGGTATGGCTCGTCCTATGCCAATTCCAAATGTAAACGCAATCTGCGTTTCTACTTGTCTTCAGTAGGAATTGAACCATGGAAGAATTAGGACTTGCAGGAATACCAACCGCGCCGGAGAAAAAGAGAGAAGTTCCCTTTGCACCGTTTGGCACACCCATAGCGGCAGACGAAGTTGAAAAGCGTCTTTCTTCAAATCTCTACAAACAGCTTGCGGATGGAAATCCGGATTTTGTGCCTGACGCAATAAGCCGCGCCCAGGTCTACATAGGAACCATTCTTTCATGGCTTGGAGTGCGGTTCAATTTAGATAATGCGACAGTACGCGAAATCGTGCTGATGCAGACAATCTACGAGCTGCACATGGCTTTAGGTCACGAAGAAGCGGGACGCGAATACCGCAAGCAGATGTACAACACTGTTGTTGCTGCCTACGGCTCGTTTCCCGATTCAGACAACCAGGAACAGATAAAGGTTCCTTCCGGGGCTGTTGTAAGACCGCCCCGAAATCCGCGCCAGAAGCGGCTGGATCAGGCAAGGAGATTTACCCTTTGAATTTCACTGATGTGGATGCAGAGCTTAAGAAGATAACAGCTGAACTTTCAGACCCCGGAAAGGTTGCACTTGCCGGAACAATGGCAGCAGACATCATCCGAAAGCATCTGTATGAAGGGGAAGGCTTTGAGCCTCTTGGTCAGGTCACAAAGGACTACCGCGGAGATTCCAAAGGCAGACCTTTACTTGATACAGGCCACCTGCGTGATTCCATCACTGCAGAGCTTGTAAACAAGGAAACCGTTTCCGTAGGAACAACCGTTAAATATGCTGCAATTCAAAACAATGGCGGCGTTATAACGGCTAAAAAGGAATGGCTTTTTATTCCCGGTCCAAGAATGCGCTATTATGAGCGCAAGTTTGGAAGAAAGCCGGGAGACGTTCTGAACGGTTTACGGAGTGAAGGTTTCTGGGTGTACCGCGCCGGACGTGCCGTTTTCTACAGAGAAAAGGAAAAAGGCTCAGAAGCGCACGTGGCATATTATCTGAAAAAGTCGGTTGAAATACCGAAAAGGGAGTTCTTCTATCTCACAGATGAAGAGCTCAATCAAATAACAAAAGAGGTTGCAGATGAAATCCTATGACGTTATGACGCTTTTTGCACAGCAGCTCGAACGCTCAATTGCTTCCAGCGACGAGTGCAAGACAAAGGTTGTTATTACACCTTCAAGCGTAAACGAAAAAGGCGTAGTAATCAAAGTCTCCCTCTTGAAAACATTTCGAGACAAAGAATACCAGGCTAAGAGCAAGACAAGATCTGTTAGGCTCAGAGTTTCGGTATGCGGTACTGTAGAAAGTCAGACCGGCTTAAAAATGGCCACTGTGCTTATAGAAAAGCTCGATGATTTTTTTGAGCAGGACAGTCTGCGTCTGGAAGAAATTGTGGAAGGAGAAAACTCCATGCAGATACTCAGGAAGATTCCGAATACGAGAATTGCCCAGAGAATAAGCGAGGAGGACAGCTTCCTTTACAATCCTGATTCCACCAGCGTGCAGGATATTCAGGATGACAGAATGGTAACAATCACTTTCCAGGAGGAAACATGATTAGCATTACAAAGTACAAAACAGAGGACGGTAAAACCGTAAAGGTAGAACCGGAAACTGAAAATGGGTCAGTAGAAAAATCTACAGACAATAAAAAACAGAAATCTAAGGGCAAGCAGGAAGAAGCTTCCGGCCTTGCAGAAACGGAGGAAATCTAACATGGAAGAAAAACCATTGGTAGGAGACGACGGAGCGTTCTACACAGGAAAACTCGGTTCAACAGAATATGAAGGAGACGGAACAAAAACCCTTCATGTGCTCGTAGGTGGTACAAGTGCCACATCCGGCGGAGAAGGAATGTATGTAATTACTGCAAAAGCAGCAAGCGGCTCCTTCTTCCCTGCAAAAGCAAAGGTCGGAGAACTTTATCCGGCTCTTGGTACAGAAGTTCTTGCTACAGGTGATAAGCTCAAGAAGCTTTCACTTACACACGTTGCAGACTGTACCGGCTGGCAGCTCGACATCAGCCAGTCAGAAATCGATGTAACTCGTCTTATCGACAAGTTCAAGAAATACCGCCTCGGTAAAAAAGATGCCAGCGGAACCGTAAACTCAATCATGACACTCGGCGTGTCAGATGAAGCAGACGGTATGATTGCAAAAACAATCAAAACTTTCCGCAGAAAGATTTCAGGCGAAAATACAACAATCACAATTACTGATGTTGCAAACGAACCTGTATACTTCCTTGGTTACGTCAATAAGACTGACGTTCCTGGAGAAACAGAAGCTTTCATCTTTGGCCAGGTATACCTGTTCAACGTAAAACTCGGCGGTTCAACCGGCAATGCACAGAGCTTTGACTCTTCAATGCGCCTTACAGGTCAGGACCCTGTATTCTACAGTCTCGACATTCCGGGACTTACTTCATAGGAGACATCATGGTAATTACAGTTTCTAAGGTTAAGACATTCGAACCAGAGTTCAACGGAAACAAAGATCTTCCGGCAACTGAAAGAATTGTCGTAAAATACAAGAACCCTACTGTCGCAATGCGCGAACGTCTTATCGCCCGCCCGGAAGTAAAAAGCCACGCGGACACAGACGGAAAGCTTGACGGCGTAGACATCGTGATGGGAGAAATCAACAAGGCGGCTGCCTTGCGTGAAATGCTCGTTTCAATCTCTGGCTGCGCTTATGCAGATGAAAGCGGAACAGAGCATTCCATCAACAATGCAAAGGAGCTTATGGAAGCCCCTTCTGAGTTCAACGAACTTACAGACGAAATCGTTAAGAAGTTCGAAGAAGAACTTAACAAGAAGGTGGACGAAAAAAACTCCAAATAGCCTTCCGCGCCTACAAGGAAGGCATTTACAAGCACGAGTACAAAGGCAGACGTGCGGAGGTTCTGTGGAACACACACGTCAAAGATGAAGAAGGAAAAGAAATATTCATCAAACGTTCCGAAATCAAAGGCTACCTTGACGAATACTTCTGGAGTGCCCTGAACATCTACTTTATGACAGAGAACATGAGCTGTCTGCCTTTTTCCGGCGGCTGGGCTGAACAGCCCGAAGAAATTACTACGGTAATTGCACTCTTTCGTGTGGAACAGAGCAAATGGGAAGCCGAAGAGTGGGAAAAAACAAAGAATAAAAAGTAATTCAGAGCGCAGAAAGAACATTTTCTGCGCCTTTTTTTTGCCCGAATTTCATCATTTTAATTCCGTTTAAATTATCATTAAGTCAAAGATTAACCCCCACCTCTTTATCTTTGCGGATTTTGCATGGATAAGAAAACTCTCGAAATACAGATAAAGCTTCTCGCAAATCAGGCTCTTACTCAGGTAAAAGAGTTTAGCAACGATATAAAAAACGCAGCTGATAAAGCAAAAGGTTTCACCGGAGATGCAAAAGGAGTAGCTACCAGCATTAAGACTATGCAGGCAGAAGCTCAGCGTACAGCAAATCAGATGAAGCTTTTCGGTCTTACTTCATCAGACTTACGCAATACAACACAGAATCTTAAAAAGACAATCCTCGACCTTACAGACAGCGGACTTAAGCCAGAATCAAAGGAAGTTCAGAATCTTGTTCAAAAATATAAGGAACTCGAAGAGCAGACAAATAAAGCAGAAGCTTCAGAACAGGGACTTTTCGGAGTTATCGGAAAACTCAAGAATGAAATAGGCTCACTTGCAGCCGTAGCCGCCGCGGTAAAGGTGGACCAGGCAGTAGGAAACCTTGCAAAATCTTCGCTCGATGTAAACAACTCATTCCAAAAAATCAAAGACGACTTCGGAATTATGCTTGGAGACGTAGAAGCCGGAATCGGACTTTTTAACGAACTGCAGGAGTTCAACTTCTGGACTCCATTCGATATTGAGCAGACTTCACAAGCTGCAAAGGTTCTTGTTTCTGCAAAAGTTCCTCTCAAAGATTTAACAGACTATCTCACACGCTTCGGCGACATTGCACAGGGCGACGCACAGAAGTTCCAGTCATACATAAACGCATTCTCAAAGGCAAGCGCAAAAGGCAAAGCCGACATGGAAGTGCTCAACGTTTACACAGATCAGGGCGTGCAGATTTTGGATGCACTCGGTCAACAGCTTGGAAAGACTTCTGCAGAAATCGTAAAGATGGCGAGCGAAGGAAAAATCAGTTTCCAGGATTTAGACGATGCCTTAAATGCCCTTGCTTCAGAAGGCGGTCTTTATTACGGAACCCTTGAAAAGGCTGCCATGAGACTTGATGCCGTACAGGCAGGTTTGCAGGAATCTGTAAAATCACTCAAGGCTAGTTTTGGCCAAATGCTTGCGCCGGCAGTTTCTGCAGTTCTTACTGTGTTTACAAACCTTGTAGATAAAATCAACAGCTCACCAATTCTCAAAGGTCTTCTTGCGGCCGCAATTGCAGCTATTACAGTTGCAGTAAATGCCCTTGCTGTCGTTGCAATCGTAAAACTCATTGCAAGTGTTAAGGCAGCAACCATTGCTGTTGCAGGTCTCGGAACTGCAATCAATACAGCAATGCCAATAATTGGAGCAATCTCTGTAGTTGTAGGTGTAGTAACAACTGCACTTGTTGCAAACGCGAGTGCACACCAGAAAGCTGCCGATGCAGCCGCTGAGCATGCCAAGAAGATGAAAGAGCTCGACAACTCTTACAAAGACTGGCTCAAAACTGCAAATCAGTCAGAGGCAATGGCGGCTTATGAAAATTACAGTAAGCAGGCTGCATCACAAAAGACAACAGTAACCAATCTAAAACAAAAACTTGAAAAAACGCCTCAGAAAGTATGGGTTTCTTCAGCTTCCGGTAATACATCATGGCAGAAAGACAATCCTGAGTATGCAAAGCTGAAAACTCAGCTGAAAGAAGCTGAAGATTTACTTGCAGACTATGAGCAGAAAGCAAATGCAGCAAGCCAGCGCATCACACAGACACAAAGAGAAGAAGCTCAGAAACGAGAAGACATACAGAAAAAACTCGCAGAAGCTGCAGCAAAGCTTGGTAATGAATGGCAGGATAAGCTCGCCGTAGCAAACGCAAAAAGTCCTATAACTGAACTCCAGATTGAACAGAAGCAGGCCCTAGAAAAACTTGCTGAAAAAGCCTCTTCTCTATATGACGGAGATATTGAAAAATGGGGAGCCTACATGTCAGAAAAGGCTGCCTTAAACGAATACTACAACAAAAAAATTGCAGAAAAAGAGAAAGAGTTATCTGACAAGCTTAAAAAAGAGGAAGAAGACCGACAAAAAAAACTAGCGGAAGAAGCCGAAAAAGCAAAAAAGGTTCTTCAGGATTGGATAGATAAAGGCGACCCTGTGGGAGCCCTTGAACGTCAGAAGTCGGAAGCTTTGAAAAAAAATGCAGAGGCCGCTAAGAAATTATATGGTGACTCTTATGCAACCGAAGCAGCATATATTAAAGCAAATTACGAGCTTACAAAAGAATACGATGAAAAAATCAATGAAGCTCGAAAGAAGGCTGCATCTGAACGTCCGACAGTTGCCCAGGAAGCAGCCACCGCCGCAAACTCTGCAATGCAGGGAACCGACGTTGGAACAATTGTTGATACTCTGAAATCCGGAGGCTCAATCTGGGGAGCCCTTATTTCAATTTTGATGAAAGCCGTAGGTTCTCTTGAATCATTCCAGAAAGGAGTGAACATGATAACCGAAGCCCTGAAAAAAGTTTTCACTCGCCTTGAGCCATTACTTAAAAATGCAATGGATATAATCGACGAAATTATAGACGCTCTGGCCGATGTTTTAACTCCTGTGCTTGCAATAATTATTGCCATTTCAAACGAAGTTACAAAGATTATCTTCCAGCTGTTAAAACCACTTTTCAGCATCATTGAAAAAATTGCTTATGTCCTCATAGATATTCATAACGAAATACTCGTTCCTATAAGCGAAGTAGTAGCAGAGATTCTTAATGCAATAATCAGATTAATAAATGATCTCACAGGTGCTGGCCTTGATGAATTTAAGGCTTTTGAAAAAATCGTAATTGCAACAGAAGAACTTACAGAAGAAATAACAAAGCAGCAGGAAATGCTCAAGAAGAAATACCAGCGAATGCAGGATGCCGTAAAAGAGCAGCTCGACAGCCAGCTTGCAGCCCTCAAGAGTCAGTATGAGCTCGGTCTCATTACACGTGAGCAGTATGAGCAGCAGGCAGAAAAATACGCATCCGAAGCAGATGAAAAAATCTATGCCATTGAAAAAGAAATGAACAAAAAGCTGGAAGAGATAAAGAATAATACAAAAGATACAGCAGGCTCTACAGAGAAAACTTCGGAAGAGGCAACAAAAACAAGCTCAAAACTCGGTGACTTAAATCTCAATTTTGGCAATATTACCGAAGCCGTTAATAGAATTAATGACCTTATAATCTCAACAACAACAGAAATGATACAGGGTATTACAAATTCTTTTACAAGCGTAACATCTGCTCTTACAACTAGCATCACAAGCACTATATCTGGCGTTACAAGCTCAATTACAAGTCTGAACTCAGCTATAACAGATTCTATTGTAAAGATTATTGAAGCCATTACAAGTGTTACTACAGGTCTTTTAGGCGGAGGTGGAATACCAGGACTTGGCGGAGGTGGTAGCGGTGGCTCTGGTGGACTACCAGGACTACCAGGGCTACCAGGAATTAATTTGCCTGGCATACCTACCATATCGTCAGATCCAGTACAAACTGGAGTCTCTATCCTTACAGGAGGCCTTGTTGATACAGACGATTCTGTCGGAGACAACATTGCAAACGTTCTAACCGGAGGTCTATGGGGTGGTATTAAGGATTTATTTGGTTGGGATGTAGGTTCCTGGAGCATTCCAGAAGATCAGATGGCAATGGTTCATCAGGGCGAAATCATCGTTCCACGCACATTCTCAGAAGGAATACGCCGAGGCGAGCTCTCTCTGTCAAGTAATGGAAATAACAACAAGTCAGAATCTCCGCTTTATGTAACCGTTAATGTCGGCGGTTCTGTAGTTACAGAAAATCAGCTGATAGACTCCGTTTACAACGGTATCAGAAAAGGAATCAATTCAAAGCGTTATAGTCCGCTTGGAGCTGCTTAATGAATTACATTTATATACCGTCTCTGGATGCAAAATATTATCCGCTTTCTCTTACTTTAAGAAGCGCAGAATTGAACGAAGAGCTTCAGCATGTAGAAGCTGCATGCGATGCAAAACTTGAGTTTGAGCCTGTTCTTTTTCAGCTGATGTGTACACAAAAGAACATTCCGGTTCTTATTAAAAAAGATGAAGACAATACCATTGTTTTTTCAGGCATAATCAAGAATGATATATCATGGTCAGATGAAGGAAATCCAACTCCAATAAGTGAGATTCAAGTTAAAATCTCTGACAATACATATCTTCTTGAAAAAAAGACGGCTGGAGAAATTTCAATTATTTCTTCAACCCTCAAAGCTGTAGTTCAGAGAATTGCCACAGACTGTAATATCACCGTAGCCGATTATAGTGACACGGAGCAGGTAAACATTCAGGCATTTGTCCTGGATAAAGATAAACAGTATCTTGCAGCACTTAACTCAATTCTTTTCCAGAACTGCTACTTTTTTAAGTTTGATGAAAACGGCCATCTTGTTGTTTCAAAGCTTTCTGATATTCCAGAAAATCAGGTACAGCTGACAAATGAAGATTTTTATACAGCTCCTAAGATTTCCAAGAATTCAAAGAACTATGACAAGGTAAATGTAAAATATAACACTCTCACAAAAAAGCGAAATGAACAGGTATATTTTGCCGGAAATGATTTGGATTCTGATAATCATATTATTCCAATTACGCTGCGCCCCGGACAGTATTATCCATACGAGTCAGATCCGGTTCAGGAAGCGCGAGAAGGCAAAGTTCAGCAGACCTTTGAATCCGGCTATGCCGAAAGTTATAAGACCTATTCCGGAGAAACAAAATACCGACGTTCTCAGAAAACAACTCTGCTATATACAGAAAATCATTATGTAGTTCAGGACTGGTCCGGCTCTATCGAAATCAACAGAACAGAGTTCGGTTCACGTCAGGCATCTGTGAGACTACGCAATACAAGTCCATCTCAGGACGCGCAGCTTTATCAGCTTGCAATCCGCGCCGATGCTTATTACAGAACTGCAGACTGTTCTGTAACTTGTGGCAGCGGCAATAATGAATTCACCTACGAATCAGAATATATTTACAGCTCAACTGTTGCAGAAAATCTTGCAAAGCTTTTAAGCAGATTCTTTATAAACACAAGTTTCAAGATTTCCGGAGAAATAACAAGAAGCCTTCCTGTAGGTTCTTATGTAAAAGTTGATACCGGTGATTCCGGCTTTATGTGTAACTGTCTTGTACTTGCATGTTCTTATGATGAGTATGAAGAAAAATATTCTGTTTTACTTGTTTCTTACGGAGATGTATCTGTAGATATAACGAGGTCGCAGTATCAGTCTTCTGTAGGAGACTCAAACTATAATATTATCGACAGTCTCATAACCGGTTCTGAAAGTACAGCAATACACATTCCTGCAGCACGCATTCCACAAAACCTTGTTGCCATTGCCTCAAAAGATTCTATTACGCTTTCCTGCACTTTTGCAAACAATGGTATTTCTACTGCCAGCAAGATTGTCTGGGCAATTAAAAAGCCGTCTCAAACATGGGATGCATGTATTCAGTTTACAAGCACGTTCGACACAGTATATCAGTTTAATCGTGCATCCGATGGCTTCCCCGAAGCTTCAGCACTTTCAGACTGGCAGGTTCGCGCTAAGTCAATTAACAGCTTTAACAAGCAGTCTGAATGGTCTGAGTCGATTTTCATCGACGTCTCAAATTATGGAACATGGATTCCTCAGCTTCCTGATGTCACTGTTACAGAGGCAAAAAGACTTGTTTCAATGTCATTTAAGCAGCCTCCAAGAGCCGATTTAAAGGAGCTTTACGGAGAATTAAACTATGGTATTTTAATAAAAAAATCCTCAGATTCGCAGTGGTACACTCCGGCAACAGATTTAGATCCGACAGCTTCAGAAGATAATTATAAAGACGATACATCGACAGAAGTTGTAGTCTCAAATTATTTTAGCCAGTCGCTGCCTTTGGTAGGTCAGAATCTTAAAGCATATAAATGCTACAGCTATACAGTTTATCCTGGAGAGGATTTGAAAAAAAATCAAAAGACTGTTTATAAAAGCAATCTTGATGATTATTCAATTCCTTCCTCTGCTGATATTGTTTATGACAGTGACGGTCGTACAATTCTGCAGGTTTCCTGGAATATAAATGAGGATGGTGCCGTTCTGTATTTCAGCTGTGAAAGAGTAGATATGCCATCCCCTCAAGATACGCCATATCTATATAAAATTTCAGTAACAAACAAAACAACTGGCGTAAGAATCCAAGATACAAAACAGGTCTCTGCGACAGCAAGGGCAAACTCCATTGGTGATATTGTTGCAAATGCAATTACTGCAAACATGCTTGCACCCGATGCCGTTACAGCTGATAAAATTGCAGCCGGAACAATTACTGCAGAACAGATTGCTGCAATAAATCTTGCGGCAAACGGTGCTATGTTTGGAGATTTATCAGCTGAAGGTTTCAAAATTGACGGCAGAAACTTCTGGGCCGGTAAGTTCTGGCAGTTCATAGACGAATACACCGGACAGACAATCACCGCAAGAAAAGGTCAGTTCTGGGCTGGTGGAAAAGACGAATATATTCATGTTAATCCGGTTGTCAGCACAATTACCGGAGAGATTACCGGCTACACAATCGAGTTCAAGGTTGGAAACTTTTCTGTTTCTTCTCAGTATTCCTCTATTTCCGGAGAGCTTACAATTCAAAAGAATTCAGATTCTCTGGATAGAACAAGAATTACACCTAACGGAACCTATTACGAACACCGAGAAACCGTTTCCTCTTCCTGGAAAACCATTAACAAAATGGATACAAACGGTATCTTGTCATCACAGCTCTTTTCCCAGGACAGTCTCTTTATCAGCAATCAGAATATGGCACAGAGACGTCTGCAGGGCTTTGATATTGGAAACGCTTATCTTTCACAGCATTCAGATGTGTTTCATTTTGATACAGATGTTTATAACCAGGGCGGGCTGGATAAACTAACGATTATAGATGAACCGGATACAATTGGTCATGAATTAGTAGGTGCAGAGTCTAACAGCGACGATATAGATTTTACTCCTGCAATTCTTGCGGTTGCTCCTTATTCAACAATTGGAAGAAGCTTATATGGCCGTTATTCTGCACAGATAGCTTATGCAGCTACGAATATATTTACAGTTGATTTCTGGATTCAGTATATCTATGCGGAAAATCAGGAAATATTCAGAATAGGAACTCTTGATGACAAAGTAATCCTCAAAATTGTAAGTGCCGAACCATACTTTGAAGAAGGGGGAGAACTTCCATTTAATGCAGAAATAAACGAAACCAGAATGTATAACAAGCTGGAAGAACAAACTTGTCTTTTCTTTTCTCCAGATGAAGAGCTTCCATTCTGCATGTTTGATACAAATAATCCTACTCCTTTTGAATCAATTGCTAAGAAAGAATTTAATAATTCTTATTCGTATTATGCAAAAGAAACAACAGATGATTTTGAAAACTATGTCTCAAAGGCTGTAACCGCAATAGACTATTATTTAAACATCAGAGTTGGTCTGTATGAAAGAACAATTCCGTTCAACACGCCTGCAGATGCCCACGCTTACATCTTGCATCAAGGACAGACATCTTCGGAACAGGAAGAACTTGAAGACCTTGGAGTTTCATTCAGATCTAATGAATGGCTGCATATAGGAATTATCTGCCAGGAACAAAAGATTTGCGTTGCACTGAACAATAAAAAAGTTTGCTTTGACAGATATGCTCTTTCTGCAGAAGCTCTTGATGTAACTCTAAACAACGGCCGTAACAGTTTCATTCTTGATGAATTGTTGATTGATACAACAGTTGCGGAAGATATAGATATGTTCTACGAGCATACAGTAAATCGTATTCCGTGGGCAGCTCTCGATAAGTCCGAGGATTATTTTATTCTGTCGGCTGCAAATAAGACTAATTTCAAGACAAATATTTTCGACACTGATATCTTCAAAGCAAAAGTATTGGAAATAATAAACGAACAATAAGGAGTTGCTTTTATGTCTGTAATAAACTTAACATTGGATAACCTGAGACTTCCAGGATTGCCTAACTTTACACCAGACTTCGGAACAAAAGAAGCTGAAGGTGTAAGTGTTAACACAGAAAATGTATGTAAAGATGTTATGCTGCCGTTTACAGTAGAACGTCCAGTCTTTGTAAATGAGAACTCCAGCACATCAGAAGTTCAGACAAGCCGCACTTTGATTCTTAGTCAGAGTGCCATAACATTGAGCATAGGAAGACCTTCTTTTGCTTCTTGTAAGCTCACTTTAAAAGCTGCCTTTGTCAGCGGCTATGCAACAGTGACTTACAACAAAGCAGAAAATGTTACACAAACAATTTATCTGCGCCCAGGAGATTGTGTTGAGCTTGTCGGAAATACTTCGCTTTATTTTGAAGTTAACTCAGCTGCAACTGTAGGCGAGCATAATGGTATTTTCAGAGGTAAGTGTCTTAACGGTGCACCTGAAAGTTTGTATCCAATTCTACCAATTGGAAATACAAAGAACTTACCAGGCGGCGGTTATACAATTGAGCAGGTTTTAACAAATATTGCTGCAGGAAACTTCGCAGATATCTATCCTGGCGACTATTTTATCGATTCAAATAATAAAGTTTATCGAATTGCTGGTCTTGATACAGAGTTGAATAAAGGCGATACAGCTATGACCTCTCACCATGCAGTCATAGTGCCAGATTTTGCACTTACTAATATGGGCTGGAATGCTACTAATACAACGGCTGGAGGCTATGCTTCATCTGCCATTCAGGCATATTGTGATGGAGCAGGACAGACTGCTATAGAAGGTGTTTTTGGTGCAGCTCACGTTCTGACATGTAGAGATTTGTTGAGTTCTGACATGAACGCATCTGCAGCAAGCCCAGGGTATTCTGGATGGCAGGGCGTAGCTTCTTCATGGGCATGGAGTTCACATAAAGTTCGTCTTATGAGCGAAGTAGAAGTTTATGGAGCAAGAGTGTGGTCTGGCGGTTATGATATAGGAACTGCGAATGAACAGTTCCCACTTTTCCGACTTATGCCACAACTTGCAACAGGCCTTCGTTTTGACTACTGGCTCTCAGGCATTGCCAGTGCGGTCTATGCTTGCTTTGTTAACTTTCACGGTGGTGCCTCCTATTACATTACTAGTTCTGCTTTGGGCGTGCGCGTGCGCTTCCTGGTAGGTTAGCAAAGCTAACCTACCAATCCTTGTATAGCACTGCCTTGTGCGGTGCTATACAAGTTAAAAAAAAATTTTTATAATTTTAGCATGTCTGTACCAAAGTACAAAAGAAAAGAAAGTAAACTGCAGGTCTTTGTAAATGCAACTAGACTAAGGCGTGCAATAACACAATGGTGTCTTCGGGATTTTGGAATAAAAAGCCGAGTACGAAAAATCTCAAATCTATTTTCAGCTGTAAAATTCCTTCCGGAAGATGCAGAGCTTGTTGAAGAACTGTTTAATAAATACCCGGAAATGAATGACGGTCGTGTTCTTGAAGATTTCCCTGCATGGATTGTTCAGAAAAGTAAAATTGCACTTATTGATGAAGTAAACTCTTTGTGCCGGAATCTTACGCATGCGAACAGTATCTATCCTCAATGTGAAAAGGAACTGACTCAGAGAAGATTATATATAAACGTTGCAATTGGTTGCTGTGAAAATCTTATCTCGCAGATTGAATTCATCTCAGATGTCTTTCCTGTCAATCTTAATTCCCTGCAGCTTCTCTGCGAAGAAATAAAGCATGAAGAAATGCTTTTAAAGTCCTTGAGAAAAACAGATGCAAGGCGATATAATGAAAGACAAGGTGCGGTCTGATATGCCAGTGCGGTCAATGCTTGCAATGTTAACAATAACGGTAATGCCAACAATAACAATACTAGTAATGCTTTGGGCGTGCGCGTGCGATTCTTGTCAGAACAAGTAGATTAGATGATCGAAGTTCAGACGATAGGAAGGAGATTGTATCTTGGATTCTTTTAAATCCGAATTAAGTCCTGATGCAGTCAGATACGTCTGATACTGCTATAAACAGGACTTTTTTTTATGACTGATTATGAAAAATTAACTGACTTAAATTATCTTTCCGCTGCCTTTAAGAAATCCAAGAAAGATTGTGCCTGGAAAGATAGCGTACAGAAAGTAGAGTTCAGCAAATTATTTTATTTGTCGGAGATCCAGGAAAAACTTAAAACTAATACCTATCACCCATATCCTACAAATCAATTTGTCTTAAGTGAAAGAGGTAAAACCCGATTAATAAAAGCCCTTGATATCAGAGATAGAATCGTTTTGCATGTTCTATGCGATGAAATCATAAATAAGAAAATGGATAAGTACCTGATTTATGACAACGGAGCTAGTCAGGTAGGAAAAGGAATGGCATTTACAAGACGCAGACTTGCCACCCACTTATCAAAGTATTATCAGAAATATAAGACATGGGAAAACGGCTATATATTACAAATCGATTTCTCGAAGTTTTTTGATAATATACAGCACGATAAAATCAAAGAAATTATTAATCGAATAATAGATGATGATAGAGTGAAACAACTGATATTTGAATACATAGACATGTTCAATATTGATGTTTCATACATGACAGATGAAGAATACCAAGAAGCAAAGAACGGCCTTATCAACTGTCTGGAAATGCCGACAGATAAACGTGGAGAGAAGTTTTTACATAAGTCAGTAGGAATTGGAAGCCAGATAAGTCAGTCCATAGGAATTCTTTTTCCAACAGAAATTGATAACTATGTTAAGATTGTAAGACATCAAAAATTATATGGCCGATACATGGATGACAGCTATATTATCAGCAATAATAAACCGGAGTTACAAGATATTTTGGAAAACATACGTCGAATTGCATCTGATTTAGGGCTGCATATTAACGATAAAAAGACTCGTATAATACCGCTTAAACACGGTTTTACGTTCCTTAAAATCCGCTATAAATTACTTCCAAATGGGAAAATAATCAAAGGTATAAATAAGTCTTCTCTGAAAAGAGAGCGTAGGCGAATCAGAACATTAATGGCAAATGCCAGTATTCCATTAAAAGATGTTTACAACTGTTATTATTCCTGGAGACAAGCAAAATTAAAAGAATGTAATTGTTACAAGACAATCAAATCTATGGACGATTACTACAGGAGTATGTATGAACGATATCGAAGAGCAGCTGTTGAAGATCAATGCTGAAAAGACAGCTTTACAATGTGAACTTTCAGCCGGAAAAGAATACGGTGACTGGAAAATTGCAAAATGTTACGAATGCAGCTTAATGAATCAGGAAGCACCTTATGATATTACAGAATTACATGAAAAACGCCAAAAAGCACGTGACAGAATAAATGAACTTGAAGCCCTGGAAGCAGAATTAAACACACAAAAACAAGATAAAACACACTAA